AGAGGTTCGACCCTTGGAGTCTTTATTGGGAAAATTCCTTAGTTAGCGACAGGATTTCCCGGTACAAGCTTTTGAGGGCTACGATGAAAGTGAAATTCGTTATTAATGGAAATCCTTTCTTCTTTGGTCGCGCCATTGCGTCCTACGAACCATTACCTACTCAAGACAATCTAACTATTGATCGTGGTCTATTTGACCAAGATGTGATTGCTGCCTCTCAAAGGCCTCACATTTTCTTGAACCCCACAGAATCTGCTGGTGGAGAAATCGAACTTCCGTTCTTCACCTACCTCAATGTATTGGACATTGCAGCTCGAGATTGGAGAACTATGGGTGAAATTGTTATCCATTCTCTTCAGAATCTCAAGCATGCAAATGGTGCAGTCGGCGAAAGCATTACTGTATCTGTCTTTGCATGGGCTGAAAATGTTAAATTTTCTGTTCCCACGTCCTCAGACCCAGGTTCTGTGTTACCTTACCCACCCTCCGCCCCTTCTCGAACAAGGCTGTCTGCCAATGCCGGAACTGACGAATATGGAACGGGTCCTATTTCGAGGCCCGCTTCTGTTATTTCCAAGGTCGCCAGCTCTTTGAAGAGTGTGCCCGTGATTTCCAATTTTGCGCTTGCAACCCAAATGGGAGCGAGTGCTGTATCAAAAATTGCTTCAATTTTCGGGTACTCAGCCCCAGCGTCCATTGATGTCAAGCCGTGGGCTCCCATGGCTCGTTCGTCTTTGGCTGCAACCAATCGCGATGACGAAGTTATCAAATTATCCGTGGATTCTAAGCAGGAGCTTTCAATTGATCCTGCTGTTGGTGGACTCCATTCTCATGATGAACTCTCAATCACTTCAATTTCGACTCGAGAGTCCTTTCTTACCAGTTTCGACTGGGCAGTTGGGACTGCAGAGGAAACTTTGTTGTTCAATGCTCGTGTAGACCCTGGTCTGCATGGGATTGTTAACACAGCTCCTCTGCCTGAGATTCATCTCACAGCATCTGCGTTTGCAGTCATGCCTTTTCAATATTGGCGTGGCTCAATGCGTTTTCGCTTCCAAATTGTCGCATCCTCCTATCACAAAGGGAGGCTTAAAATTGTCTACGACCCCACGGCGGGAGCCAACAGTGTCGGATACAATACTGCGTATACAACAATTGTGGACATATCTAGTAATAAAGATTTTACGTATGATGTTGGATGGGCC